AATAAAGAAAAATTATACAATGGTCAATGTAGGGTTTGTTTTTACATAAACCCTAAATATAAAAAAATGCTCAAAGAACATAGTTTAAAACATGGTTCTTTGAGCAAAATTTGTAGTGATATTATTAAACAACACTTTAAAGCTTATAAGTAGTATTTATAATTGTTTGTTACTTATTCTCTTTAATGACAGTAATAGGTATATTATTTATATTGGCTTTAATTAAGTTTTTAAAGGATTAAACCATATAAGAAATATGAATAGTGTGTCCACTACTTATATTTTGTCCTAAAACTACAGATCCATCTGATTTAAATACGACGCTATCTTGAATTAAAAAAGAACCTGTTGCGTATGGATAATGTGTTTTAAAACCAAAGTCAACATAAGGTCTAGCCCATATTGGAATCGATGCTGATAACGTTCCTGGACCTGTATCTGATGATGAAACGGTTTTACATGTAACAACATCGCCATGTCTAATAAATCTTAATGTAAAAGTACCTACTGCCCCAGTAAAGCTTACGTCTTCTTTTCTGAATTTTATAGCTACATCATCCCAATCACAAATTCCTGTGCCTGTTAATCCTTGGCTAAGTTTAATCTTTAAATCTTGATTAGTGTTTACGCTTGTTACACCATCGCTGTAAATTGTTGGCTCTCCTGACTGAAAAGTTGTAGTGTCTAAAGATAAAGTAAATACATTTGCACCTGTTTTAGTAATGCTTTGTGCTGAAATTTGGTATATTTCCCCGTTGTAAATAAATGCGCCTGCGGTTACTGTTAGTGTGTCATTTGTTACGGTAACAGTAGACAAAGTGCCTACACAACCCCACAATACAATAGGTACAGAATCATTTGAACTACCTAAAGAAGCATAAATAGCACTTTTAATATTTTCCATTTCCATTTCTTGGATGTGGTCAATTGTTCTTTTTAATATTGGCAATTGTGCCGAATCTGTAATACTTGAAGTTAATATTTTTTTCATGATGTTAGTAAGTTGCTATGTTGTAATTCATTCCGGCCATATTAATTTTATCGGCTTGTGTTCTTATTATTTTTTCAGCGTTTGTTCCTAATCCGCTATAAATAGCCGTTGGGACATTAATAGTAAAATCAAATAAATTATACGCGTTTGTTAATGGCACGTTTAAACTTGAATTGCTTATACCTATTGTTGAACTATCAGAAATACCAACATAAAATGGGTTTGCGTTAGTTACGTTTGTGATATAAATTCCTGACGAATAGAAACGATTATTTAGCGCGTATTCAAACACTTTTTTATTGTTTCTAAAATTTAATCTTGTATATAAACCTATTCTATCTTCTTGAATTTTATACCAATATTCACTTGTTAATGATTCCCCAGTATTTGCAATTAAGCATTCATAAAGCCCTTCATCAAATCTTACAATAGTACCTACTGTGTAGGGTGTTGCAATATTCCAAAGCGTCCTAGTTAATCCTTTTGCGTAAAATTCAAAAAGATTGTTTTTTAACCAATCAATAGGCTTTAATAAACTTTTTTGCCAATATAAATTTGCATCAAAAGCGTAAAATTTAGGCGTTAATTGCTCAATAAATGTACTTAAACTAAAATCATATATTGCCATTAAATTATCATTAAAGTATCCGTAAATGTATGTGAAGCTGTTACTTCTTGAACAATATAACCTGCAAGAGGTGTATAGTCTTTTATTAATACTTTTGAATCTGATACTAATGCCGTACCTAGTCCGTATGATTGGTTAGTATTGCGTACATTTATTGAAGTTATAACAACATCATTGACTCCTGTAACTCCTTGTATAGTGTCTTGTATAGCTGAAACCTTTACTTTGCCATCAAATGATAGGTTTGCTAAATAAGCATCTAAAGCGGTGATAATAGTTGTTTTTATTGTATCAATATATTGCCCGTTTACATAAATATTTGCCCCTATTTCGATTGAATCTCCTGCAATTGATATCAAATTTACTCCAACACCTGCAGGTAATATTTCGCTTAAATAAGTTGACAAAGCCGTTTTTTCTGGGCCACTTATGGCTGTTGGTGTTGTTCCTTTTGCTACTTTAATTTGAACGGTTTTATTAGCTGTTGTGAAAACACTTACTCTCGTGATAATGTTTTTTGTAGTATTAATGATAGGATAATAAAATGCCAAATTACTGTCTAGTTCTATAGTATCCCCATATTGCCAATATTTCAACATTTTCACTATCCATGTTGGTGTGGCTGGTATTGCGTTGCTTGCTATTGTTTCAATATCTGTTTTAAAAATATCAATTAGCTGTTCAAAAACAGAAATACAAACTGCTGTGATATAAATCCATAGATTTTCAACGCTTGCAAGGCTGTTTAAATCAATTTTATCTAGTTCGCTGTGTGTTGCTTTTTCAGCTTTTATTTGTGCTTGAATTTGACTAATTGAACGTGCCATTTATTATTAAATTTGTTGGTGTAGTTGTTAGTAATTTATTATATTTTTCTTTTGTAAAATCCACTAAATTTGTTTGAAATATCATTTGATAGTGAACTAAATTAGTATGGTTATCATCTTGAATTTCGTTAATTCTACAAAAAGCCACGCAATTAAGAGGCTCAAAAAGTTGTATTGATTCATAAACCTTTTGCTTTAAATCGTATATTGATAGATCCTGTGACGTGTCAGAATAAGTATTATTATAGTTTTCATGTAATATATGGAAATTTACATTTATTTCATACAATTGAGCACCACCACCAAGCTGAATACTATCAGCATTGTTTTGTATTTCAATAAAACAAGCTGGCAAACTATAAGCCTGTTCTTCATCGTCTAATTGATTATTCCATACTGCGATATGGTTAAAATCAGTTATTAATGTTATTTTTGCTATTAAATCTATTAATAATTGTTTCATTTCATTATTTTATTAAGCAAATTTAATATTTTTTTATTCAAAACTTGTGAATATCCTAAAAATTTACGTTGTGGTATTACTATTTTATGCGCACCTATATTTACATCTTTGATATTATACGCCTTTTTCTTTTTAGTCCACTTGTTTTTTTTGTTTGTGTAAATTACACCTTTTCTTGCTTTCTTATCAATAGTTCCTCCGAAATTGTGTATAGCTCCATATTTTGAACTACTAGCTATTACTATTCTTTTTAAACTTGCTGACTTAATATAAATACTTTTAGCTAAAGTCTTTGTTTTACCGCTTAATATTGCCCTTGTAGCGTCACGGCCTTTTCCTTTTCCCATTCTTCTTTGAACTTCTTGCCACTTAACACCGTCAAAGCCTTGACGCGTAAAGTTCCCATCAAAGTGACTTTTTGCCAAAATAGCAATATCATTTGGAATAGTTTTAAGCCTATCCATAATCATAATGTTATTTTTTTTTAGGTTTTTCAAGTTGTGGAATATTCAGTCCGAAGTTTGTTTTTGCAAAAGCTTTATATTTTGAATCTACATTATAGTAAGGATGTGCTTTATTAAATATCTGTTCCGTTATTGCTGGATTTTTAAATAAAGGATTTGGTGTAATTAAATCTTTTGTGCTTAGTTTTGTTTCTACGCCATCCATTAACGGTTCTAGCCTACATCTACATTGGTAGTGTTGTTGTGGGCTGTGAGTATGCCAAAACGTGCTATCTGTTGCCATTGTAACACCTTCAAGCCTACGACATATTTCACTTACATTTTTATCTTTAAATGTAACATATCGCAAAAATGGAAATGTANNTTTACTGCTTTGAAAGTCTTTGAAATCTACTATGTTACTAGCTTGTATTTGTGCTGAATTATACTCTACCTCTAGCCATGTTTTATTGTATAAAGCATTATTTGCTTTGGCTAATTCTTTAAATTGCTTAAATGGTATTATTTGGCCATCTGCGCCTAATATTAAATTTTCGGTACTTAAAACATAGTTGAACGTTTTTGCTCCACTAAATAAATATACATTTTCTCTTAATGCCATAGCTGTACGTTCTCCAAGTTTCCCAAACTCAAAGTTTATATAGCTTACATTTGCTCCTTCCTCAACGCCTTTTAATAATTCTAATGCTGTAGATTGATATAAAGCCTCTGGTAAATTAGAACTATTAATAGACCCATTATATATTTCTTTGCTATAATCCATATAAATTATTTATTGCAGCATTGCTTATATTTGTTGGCTGAATTACTTTACTTGTTGGGTATCCAGTAGTNTCTTGAATAAATTTAGAATCTACTTCATGACCGCTTTCTTTTAGCGTTTTAACAACATTTGCAAATAATTGATTTACTTTAGAATCATTTTCAAGTTTTTCGGTTTTTTCGTGAGTATTTAAGAATATAAAAGAAAAACCTTTAGGAATATTAAAACCTAAATTTCTTAATTTATCAAAAAGTTGGTCATTTACAACATTTTGAATAAAATTATTATCTACTATTTCAATATTTTCTAAAGCGTCCTCAACAGCTTCATTTTGGCTACTACCAAGTTTTCCGCTTGTTGAATCTATCGCATCTGCATGGCCTAGTAAAATTTTGCTTATTTTCTTTTCGCATCTGTTTTCTAAATTATCAAATGAATTATATCCACTTCCTGCGTTTTTGCTTTCAATAAATTCAATTTCATCATTTGGGTCTAAAACAACACTATTTGAAGAAGCCATATTTTTTATACCTTCCTCTAATA